ATTTTGTTGGATTCATCTGTAAGTCTGGATGTGAAACTAAGCAATGCCAAATAACTGCTTGAAATGCTTCTGAATGTGGAGTAATTCTATTCTCTTTAATGTATGGAACTACAACAGAAGCGTTAGAAGCACGAACAGCATAACCATTAGGTTTTCCCACAATGGAAAGAATGGTTCCGCCTTTTTTTCTAGCATAGTCAATCGCATTGATAAGATTAACTGATACATTTTTTTCTTTGCTTCCTCCACCAACTGAAAGAACAAACACACAATCATATTCACTAAATCTTGAAACTTTTAAATACTCAACAAATGTAGTTTCAAACCCTTCATCATTTGTTCTTGCTGATAATTCACTTACATTATCTGTAGGAGCATATGCCTCAATACCACAAAGTTTTCTTAAATCATTTACCATATGAGAAGCATTTGCTGCTGAACCACCAACACCTAAAACAAATACCCTACCTATATCTTTATAATCTTTTAGATAAGCAACCATTTTATGAATTGAATGTCTGTCAATTCCTAGTGCAATATCTTGAACTTCATACATATAATTATTAATGTGATTCATTAATTCTATTCCTCAATTCACTTGAACTAAAAGTATGTTTTCTAGATGTAAAGTATATAGTTATATTTCTTTCATTACATATACTTTCTCCAGTTATATCAATTCCTGAATTATTATACTCTTCTCCTAAAAATCTAATACCAATATCCTCAACACACAGTAGGTTTTCTAAATCTTGCTCTGTGTCATATGGAATGACATCATCTACATATTCACACCCCTTTAGTTGTAAATATCTTTCATAAACACTCTGAATTGGTTTATTTTTTGTTGTAGGTCTGTCGATAGTTGGATCGGTGTGTAATCCCACAATCAAATATTCACAGTGTTCTTTACATTCTTTTAACATTGCAATATGACCTGCGTGAAGCAAATCAAAAGCACCACAAGTAAACCCTATTATCATCATTAATAACCATCTATAATTTGAACATATCTAACATTAGCAATATCAAAAGTGAAATATTCACCATTTATTACATTAAATGCTGAAATAAGTTTTTTATTTTCCTCGTGAAACTTCTTCTCTTCCTTATAATCTTCTTCAATATATCTTTTAGGTAAAAGATCTGGTTTAAGTGTAAGTCTTACTACACCTTCATTGAAAGTTATCTCAATAACATTATGTCTTAAATCTTTTAAGACTTCATTTCTATTGAACATATTATTCTTTCCTGTAACTTGCTTTAATATTTTGTTTTTCTAATATTTTAAATCCATTGTTAAATAATAATTCTTCCGTTTCGTCGTGGTCATACATCCAAACATCGTCGTAAACAAAAACAGTTCCTGACACAGACCTTTTTAAAAAGAAATCTGTTTCTAAAGTTACTGATTTGTTATCGTGAGGACCATCAAAAAATACAAATGCATATTGATTTAAAAATGTTTTTCCATCATTATATACAGGAACACCATCTGCATATCTATTAAAGAATTCGTAATCTTCTAAACAAAAGAAATTAAAATTAAGACCAGCATCATAAGCATAGTAATATAACGATGGGATGACACGATTCCTCATTTTATTATCATAATCAAATGTTTGCTTAGATGTGATTTCTTTTGACTGTGGATCACCTTCAATTTTTCTTTCTGGATTATGTAGAGTCATATTAAGATTAGTACAATCAATCTCAATATTACCATATGGGTCAATACAGAACATTGACCTATTTGTATTATTGTTACCAACAAGAGTATCAATAATCATTTTAGCAGAACCGCCTCTCCGTGTGCCAATCTCAACAATTGCACCTTCAGTATTTTCTACTTTAGCAACAGCATTTACAAGAATTTCATACTCCTGCGAATCTGTTCCAAAAACTTCTTCGTCACTAAATCTAATAATAGTCATATTTTCTCCAAATAAAAAAAGGTAGCATAAGTTATATGCTACCTGTTAATTTTAATATTGTCAATACTAATGTTGTAAAAGATGTTAAAAATAACAAAAACATTAAAACATAAAAACAAGCATCATACATTTTAGATATTTAGAGCTAGAAAAAAACAAGTAATAACAGTTAATAAAATAAACATTTTACCGATTAAGATTGCTGAAAATTTATCTTCCTGTTTTTGCTTTAACATATAATCTTGCATTTTTAATTTTCCTCATAAAATAATTAGTTTATATCCTAAAAATAGCATAGCACTACCAATAATAAGTAACGCAATTGTTACTGCAAAAAATGATTCGTATTTTCCTAATTTTCTAATCATTTACTTTCCTTATTTAAGTTTGGCTCCCCAGGATGGATTCGAACCACCGACCGGACGGTTAACAGCCGTCTGCTCTGCCACTGAGCTACTAGGGAATATTTCTGGTACGGACGGCCAGACTTGAACTGGCACGACTTTAAGTCGAGAAATTTTAAGTCTCTTGTGTCTACCTATTCCACCACGCCCGCATTATTTATAGAATATCTATAACACGACCTGATGAATCAATTGCCCTAACTCTTTTACCTGATGAATTAAAGCTTACTTGTTCCATACACTGGATGATATATGGTTGAATGTTATCAACTACTTGTTGTGTAATCCAGTTACCCATAGTATCTTGGTATTGAATTTGTACTTGATTCATATCACTTCTCCTTCATTTAATATATATAATATATCATTATTAAGTATCATTGTCAAGCTTTTTTTTCCTTATAACTTTTGAATGTCTGTCTGCCATCATAGCAAATTTAAATCTACATACAAAATTATACTCTATAGGTTCATATACTTTAACTATAGTCACAAACTCGTTAATTGTGCCAACGACCTCGGTGGTCATCGATGTGGATATGATTAAATCGGCCTGAGTATGTCCCAACACCACCACCCCATGTTGTTTTCAGATAACCTGCAACCTGTCTATATTTTCCCCGTGGTGGATTGAAGTCCACTGCTCGACAATATCTGTGCATTGAAGGTCTACCAGTTTTTCTTACTGTTGCACCTCGACGACAAGATGATGAAATGCGAATTTTGCCAAACTTAGATTCAACAACACGTAATTTATTTGCTACAGAAACTGGCATTCTGTGTCCTTTAAATTTTGTTAACCCAGAACGTACCACTCTACTTTTACGTGATTTGTAAATCCTTTTCTTAGCATACCTTCTTTTCTTGTAATATATTTTTTTCTTAGCATATCTTTTTCTCTTAGAATATACTTTTTTCTTAGCATATCTTTTTCTCTTAGAATATACTTTTTTCTTAACAACTTTCTTAGTATAGAAAATTGGTTGTCCATCAACCCATTTAATGGCCGCTTCTGCTTTTGTTGATGTTAGTGCAACTAATACAAACACTAAAACAATAAGAAATCCTACTCCAATTGAGTAAAAACGATTAAACACTTTCTTTCTCCTCATTTGTTCAACTTACTGGCCAATACACACATCGTGCATAACCAGAACTTTCTTTTGCTTTATCATCATAAGAATATGGATGCTGCTCAAAATTACCAATACAAATATGAACATTAGAATCTTCCGAATGCAACATCTTAACTAATTTAGGATCGTCTGGAACAAAAGCTGTTCCGTGTCTTGAAGTCATTAACCAACCTTTATTTGATTTATGACGAACCATTTTAATTACAGGAGCACAGTCTTTTTCATTACAACACCATTTATCATACCAATTATGTGAATATGCTTCTTGAATATAAACAAATCCAATAAAATACAAAAAGGTAATAAGGATTAAAATAAACTGTGCTCCTTTACTCATTTACACCAATCCTTCTTCTTACCTTTCCCGCCAATATATACGGCAGCGTGTTTATTGTCAATTAATAATTTGCTAAGAAGTTTACCATCCAAGGAGATATCCCCAACTATTCTTCCTCCAAACTTACCCCACTTTTTGAGAATGATTGTTACTTCCCTAGCGTTCTGGATTTGTTCTGTGGTAAACTCTTTTGCTTTTTGTGCTTTCTTTCTCTCTAAATCACACTTTGCAAGGTGATTTTTCTCTGGAGTATCAACACCATCAATTCTTAATTTGAGAGTTTTTTTGAGAGGGTCTGGTAAGAATTTTGCTTCAAATTCTACTGTGTCTCCATCTACAATTTTAACAATTTTATAGTTATATTTTTTGTTATGTAGGAATATAAGAGATGATACTGATTCTAATCCTTGAACATCAGCATACCCTAGATAACCGGCACAAAAAATTCCTCCTGCTACAATAGTAGCAAAGATAGTTTTCTTTCTCATTTTAATCCTCTTCAATATTCTCCACATCATCAGCAATCACATACTGCGCATCACTATCTAGTGGTTGATTAAATTCCAATACCTTTCTTACATTGATGATTCTTTCTTCAACACTCTTAATAGTTTTTCTGGTGTTCTCGTCATTAAAATCATCTTCTAAATCGTGAAGTGCTGCTTGTAAATTAGTATCAGCACAATAATCCACGTGAAATTTTCTTCCATCCTTATCAGTATATCTCTTCAAAGGAGGGAACAAAATTTCCTGGATTTGTTGAAGTTTTTCTTCTGCAGATGTTTTAGGTTCTTTTTTATTAAAAGAATACAGGTGTGTTAATAGTGCTTTATCAAAAATTTTCATAATATATTTACCTATTATCTATTTCGTTTTCTGCCGATATTATATTTTGCCTCTAGAACCCATTCACTTTTTTCTTTGTGAGGAATGATTTTAATTTGTCCCATAGGTGCTCTAGGAGATTCAATTTTTTCTAGGTTTACAACTGAAACCAAATCCCATTCTTTTAGAAGATTTACGATAGTATTTCTTCTACCTTTATCTTCATCAGAGAAATCAGTTGGTTTTCCATCAAGAGCAAATAACTCTTTAAAATGGACAATATAATATTTACCCTGTTTATGTAAAATATGACAGGATTGATAAAGTTTATTTTCTTTTCTAGAAGCAATACCAATGCGAGTTAAAGTCTCCTTTATTTTAAGGAAATCTTCGTCTTCAGCAATAGTCACTTCAACAAGATTATCTAGATTGCTCATTTTTCTCCACCTTTTTGTAATTTTTCTTTAATTTTGTAGAGTTGTTCCTTAGTCAGAACTTTAATCGCTTGTTCTGCTTTCTTACGATTATATTTATAATAATCACAAACTAAAGAAATATCATCAAAAGGTAAAGTTTTATCTCTTTTAAAAAACCTTTTTCTTGCTTTTATAGAATAAAAAAGATATTCGTATTGCATTTTATCTTCTAGATGTCTATTCATATTCATTTCATTTGAATAAAGAATAGTATCTAGATAGTTAGAAAGGACTTTATTTGTCCTTCCTGACATATATTTTTCTTCAGAATTGACTTCTAAATATTTTTTATCTCTTGTTATACTATTTTCATATCTCCAATCATACTTATTCATTTGTTTCACATTCTACCATAACTTCAACTAAAAATGCCATAAAGTTAATCTCTGCATCTGCAACAAATGCATTTTGATACTGATATTTACCAAGTAAAATAATTAGGTGTGGTAAAGTTTGCTTTGTAAAATATTCGGCACCGTGTTCATAAAACTGTCTATATAACTCATTCATATCACAATCTGAGTTGTTGTACAACCAATTCCTTAACATTGGATAATTTTTCTGTTTAAGAATTGAAATTAACTCTGTAATAGAAGTTTCTTTTACATCAACAAGAATACCAGTATCAATTTTTCCTGATGAAGAATATCTTTGTAGTTCGTTTAAAACTCTTCTAAAATCAGGAAAATATTTTTGAATAATTTCAGCAATCACACTTCTTTCATATTCTATACCTTCATTTTTAAGAATCATTTCAATTCTTTTCATAAAACACATAGCAAGTTTAACTTTATCATTTTTGTTAAAGTTAAAATCAATCACTGTGCATCGTGAATGTAGAGGTTGAATGATTCTGTTTTTGAAATTACAGGTAAGAATAAATCCACAATTTTTAGAGAACTCTTCCATAAAATTACGAAGAGCAGGTTGTGTTGAATTAGCATTTAGATAATCTGCTTCATCAAGAATAATATACTTCTTACCACCATATAGAGATACTGTTGAAGCAAAATTATGAATTTCATTTCTAAGAGTATCAATATTACCATTTAATGAACCATTGATAACTAGATATTCACACTCTAGTTCAGTGAGAACTGCTTTTGCAACACTTGTTTTTCCAACACCAGAGGTTCCAGATAGAATCATATTTGGAACTTCTTTTTTATCAACAAAAGATTGAAAAACAGATTTCATATTATCAGGCAAAATAGTATCTTTTACAGACTTTGGTCTGTAAAGTTCAGTCCACAAAAACTGTTCCATTTTATTTCCTCAATTAATTCATCACACTTTGATGATCATAACGAATCCAATACTCAATAACATTACCATAGAACTTTGCAACACCTTGCCCTAAAACAATTCTATAGTCATCACCAAGTATTTTAATATTTTCTGCTAAAAAAATTGCTTTAAAATTATTATCAGTTTCACCAACAACAATCTCAAAGTTATTACCAGAGTCTACTTTTACATCACAAACAATCATTTTTAGTTTACCATTTTTTCCTTCAAAAACAATATTAGGAACAGATAGAACAGATAATGCTTTTTCTGCATCTTTTAGATTTTGTGATGTTATATTAAACTTTGCGACTTGTGGATCTGTTGTTAATTTGTGTTCAGGTATAACACATTTACTAATAAGCTCTTCATCTACATACATATAGTTAACAGACCTGTTACCATCAGTAATAGTAACATATGATTCTTGAAAAATCAACTCTGGTTCATAAAACATTGATAAACAAGAAATAAATTTACTCAAATCATAAACTGCAAAGTCTCGTTCAAATGGAACTGAAAGATATGATTCAGCGATAGTATTTCTTGATTCTGAAATAACACCAATTTTATTTCCCTTTTTTACAGAAATGGATAAACTGTTTTGTGCGAAGTTTTTCAAAATATTAATAATATTCTTATCAATTTTCATAATATAATCCTAAGTTATTTCTTTTTAGATTTAGAAAGATTAGAAGGGTCTGCTGTTGCTGCAGCACCAATCGCTGCAAGATCTGCAAGAGAACCACCAAAAATATATGAACCAACATGTTGAAGTTGCATCCAAGGACACAACCAAGTTTTAAGTCCTGTTTCTTGTGCTTTTTGACAGAACCAATAATCTTCTGATAAATATCGCTTTGTTTTTGGATCAATTTCTGCTTGGAAATATTGCATAATTTCACGAGATCCATCAAAATGTTCTGTTCTTACATGATCTGGTTTATACATATACTCTTTATATGATTCTTGAAATTTAGACATTGCATTTTTTGTAACCATCATAAATCCAGTTCCAATTTCTAAAACTTCCACTGGATCAGATAGCTTAATTTGATTTTGTCCACTTTTTGGATTAAATACATAATCTCCTACAAACTTTTCTAGAACATTACTTTCTTCATCAGCAACTCCTTTATCTACTGCCCTCTTAATTTTCTCCCAAGAAATACACTTCTTAGGGTAAGGACCACCAATAATATCATAGTCTTCATTTTGAGACTGAAGTGCCATAAGTGCAATAACATCTTGTGGATTGAATCCAATATCAGAGTCAATAAACATAAGATGATTTGCATCAGACCTCATAAATTCATCACAACAATAGTTTCGTGCCCTAGTAATCAAGGATTCATTAAACATAAAATATAATTGTAATGGAATTTGGTGTTTAGCACAGAATGCTGATAGATCTGCTACACTCTTAGTAAACATACCAGCACACTGTCCACCATACATAGGCGTAGCAATAAACAGTTTATTTTTTCTAAGAGTTTCTATTTCAATTTTTATTTCCATAAAGTTTTTTCCTTTTTTTCTTCGCCTGTTCTAAATGATAAGCAGATGCTTTTGTATAAAATAGAATTCCATTCAAATGGTCTAACTCTTGTTGTATCAATCTTGAAGTCATACCAATATATTTGTTTGTTGCTATATCACCATTAGGTTGCTCATACCTAACTTTAATATTAGACGATCTCTTTATCTTAACTGATAATCCAGGATAAGTCAAGCTTGTTTCTTCTAGATAAACTGTTTCATTTGTTTCATCTACA